TAAAAGCCGTAAACTTTACGGGAATTTCAAACGCCATTCTAACGCCCTTTGTTTCAATCTCATTAACGAAATACCAAAGGTCGCTAGGCTCTAGTTCTTTACCCTCTAGGGCGTTTGTAAATGACTTTTCCCACGCCTTAAGGTTGCCACCGTGTGCAGGTGTTCCAAGTTCCTTAGCTGTTCTAGCTGTGTACTCTACTAACCACTGTACAGGCTCATAATTGCGGTTGATAATCTCGTAAATGGTATCAATGTTTTCAGCGGTGAAACGGTCTAGGTAGTCGGACTCATTCCACTCATTGATATGCCTAGCGTTATCACGGAAATAGTCGTGCCACATTTCGTTTACTTCTTCGTCTATAGCTACTTCGTTGTAGCCCTCAATAGTGCCGTTTTCCTGTTGGCAAAAATCATAAAAAGAAAATTCAGCCATGCTATACCCTTTCTGTGTGTCGGAGTTCCTGTAACCCCTTTGTTAGCTAATACTATACGGGCTTTGTTGCTAGTTGTCAACAACTTTCGCAAAATAAAGTGGAGGGCGTAAACCCTCCACATTCCCTACATATTAGCAGGTAGTTATTCTTTTCCAGCCTCTTTCTGACTTGATAGCGTCAATATATTTAATAGGTTTATCAAAGATTTTATATTCCCAGTGACCGCCGTTTACCGCTGGTAGTCCTTGCTGTACTGCTTTCTGTGGAACTGTTACCCAGCGAAAATGTAGCCTGTTTTCATGCGCTAGACCATGGCAACCGCTAGCGTTACCGCTACCGCATAGAGTAATAACGGGTTTGTCCAGTTCTACCCCGTTAACGTACATCTTGCCAGCTGAACGCCTTACAATATGGTGATTGTTTAGAGGGTAGGTACAACCACAAACAACGCACCTGTGAGCCTTGATAGACGGCTTACCCATTAAGGGCTGCAAAATAGCAGGTAAAGTAGTTACTTTTGCCATAATTAGCACATCTTCCTAACGTAAACGGTATTGAACTCATAGCCAACTTCTACGGGCTTACCCTTAGCGTGTAACATCAAGCCCGCTACCGTGCTAATGGTACTCTCACGGCTCTCACACGCTTTAGTAATAATAAGGTCGGAACTCTCTAGGAACTGCTCTAGCAATTCTTCGTACTGTTCGCACTCTGTCATAGGTAGCTTGTTAGCTGCCTTAAAACCTAGGTTATACTCGCACATAGTGACCTACCACAAATCAGTAGGGCTAATATCCAAGCCCTTACATAGTTTCTTGAACACTCTTAGAGACGGCTCACGTTCACCGTTTTGCAGCCTAAAAACGGTAGTTCTATCAAGCCCGCATTTAACGGCTACACCCTTACTGTTCAAGCCCTGTTCTTTCATTGCTTTCTTGAGTGTCTTTACATTCATGTTTAACCTCTCTCAATATCTTCTAGCATTGATTGATAACGCTCTTTAGTGCTGCGTTTGCGCCCTGTCTTAAACTCCAACGGGTAACACACCTCTAGTACCCTGTTGTATATGCGCTGTTGCGTAATATCGGGCGTGTGTACTAACTCGGAACGGGTTAGGTTAGTACTGACTACCATAGGTTTGCGAGCGTTATAACGCCCGTCTACCACCGCATAGACAAATTCTTGAGCGAACGGGGTTGTTCTTTCTGCTCCTAAGTCATCAAGTATTAGCAAGTCGCAACTAAGCAGCTGACCCAGTAGGCGCTCTGTAGCCCTTTTCTCTGTAGTGTCTTTGAAAACGACTAATTGAGGTACTGAACGCATAATAACGCTTTTACCTGCGTCTATTACCTTGTTAGCGATAGCACAACTAGCGTATGTTTTCCCGCCGTCTGGACTACCGAACAGTAATAGCCCGTAATTAGCGCCCTCGATACACCTATTAGCGTATTTCTCGCACTTTGCCAGCTGCTCTACACCGTGCAGCCCGTCCGCTGCCTCAAATGTTTGCGCTGCCATTTCCTCGAACTGAAAGGCTGTTTTAACCCTTGCAGCCCGTGCAGCTTTGAGGGCGTTAACCCTCTCAGCTGCCTCAGCTGCCTCATGCTCTTTAATCTGACAATCGCACATAGACGGGTACAGTTTGCCATTATGCAAATAGGCTTTAGGCTTACCGCACACCTCGCACACGGGAACGTCTACGCCCTCATATCCACCCAGTACATTAACCACGTTTACCCCTTAAAAAGCGCACTCTAAAACCTCTGTAGGCGCTTGCTGTAGATAGCTTTCAAACTTTGACGCTCGGAACAAGGTTTCAGGTCTTAGGTACTGCCTCATATCAGTTCTTAACCACTCAGAGGCTTTCACGTCTATTACCTTGATACAGTCCTCGACTGTGTAACCCTCATTTAGACGGGCTGTAACGGGTTTAGAACTGCTATCGCGTCTATAATCGTATGATTTACCCGTAACCTCGTTCAAATGCTCTATAACGGCTCTCACGCCCTCAGAGGTACTAACGCTAGTCTCTTTCTGTGGTACTTCTCGTTTGCGCCGTGTAGTCACGTAAGAGTTGAACGTTACGCCATTGACTACCGTCTCAGACTTAACCAGTAAACCACAATCAACCAACCCAGCAAGCACGTTTGATACAGTCGATAGACTGCACCCTGTCCAATCGCTTATGTACTGCCTTGAGCCGTGGAAACTGTGACCCTCGGACTGACAAAACCCGTAGATTAATGCGTAAACGATTAGGTCGTTTCCTTTCAGTCCTAACTCTGACCTCATAAAGGACTGAATAACAATAAAACCGTCTCTATTCATTGCATGACCTGCCAATATCGGAATAAATACGATACTTTAACGTGTTCATTCCCTGCTCTGATAACTCCACAACCCCGTTCCCGTCAAAATGAACGCAATTAAGTCCAACCGTTCTAGTTGCGGGGTGTATAAACGCTATATTATCCATGTTTAGGATAATATCGTTATATGTGCTATCTTCACAAATGATAAAGCTAGTCATCTTTACCCGCTAACTCTTTTAGCTGGTCGGCAATGCTAACAAGTTCTGTATGCAAATCGCTATCAACGGAAACCAAATAATCTTCTAGAACGCCTTGCATACGTTCGCTAATGCTTTGAACCGATACAGGGTTTTTACGTGTGAGACTATCGGCTGAATACGTACAAACAAAGTCGCTACCCTCACAGGTTATAACTACGTTGTCTCTACTCCCATTAAAACGAATACTAAAGACGGTTATTTTCTCCCCGTCATTGTAAAATACCGTATCTCCAATATGGATA